TACAATCAAGAGAGCTTAATGGTACATTGTCTTTAACCAACTATCGTGGTGCCCTGTTACACACTAAGAAGGCTGCTAAGAGTAGGGTACTAACGATGCCACCCACTGAAGATCAGTTAAAGTTTAATCCTATTACTGGTAGATATGAAGATGTTAGATTATATCAACCTAATCCTGCCGTATTGAATAATAACTTAAAGCTTGTTAGTGAGGCTGAAGAGTTGTTAGATACAGACAAGAAGTTCATTAAAGACTTTATTGTGTCCCTAGAAGACCAGATGAGTGTCAATGAAAGAGCCGTTATTACTGATAACCTACGTATCATTCTAACTAGATATCGTAAGAACCCAGAAGTTTGGGCCAACTTTAAGGCTGTTGTGCAAGGACAAATTAAGTTTGATATCATGAATGTCTCAGATGCTATTGAGACACAGATCAGAAAAGATCAAGATGTCCTTAAGAAGCTACTGCAAGATAATTACATTGATCCTGTGTTAGGTCCTGTACAGTTACAAGATCTACATGACACTTTTATTGACAACATCCTTGAGAAGAATAAGTGGGAAGATCGAGTTGCCCCTAAGGTCGCAAAAGAACTTAGAAGTGTTTTTGATTTAGCATTAGCTAAAGAAAGACCTGTAATTTGGAATCGTATTTCTGAAAAGGATCTAGATCAGTTTTACCTAAAGTTCGCCCATAGATTAAGTCTCTCTGAGACACCAGATCGAGATCAACTAGCAGTATCACTTGGTAGAGATCTATACAACCTGGCTAACTTTACTGGTACTCGAAAAGAATGGTATAACTTAGGTCTTAGCATCCTTGACTCAAAACGTGTACACAAGTTCTTTGAGGTAGAAACTTTCGGTGTTCAAAAGAGACGTATGAAGAGCAGAATGAGTGGCGCTTACTTTGGTCCTTATTATGATACTCTAACATATAACATCAGAGTGACTGATCCTAGAATTCAAGAATACATTAGACTTACTAGAAAGGTAGAATTAGGTCTTCGTGTATCAGTAACAGAAGATAAGAATCGTTTGTTGTTTAGAGAAGGCTACAAAACATACTTCGTCGATCGTGGGTTATTAGGGCTAGAGGATACTAGAATTCCTATTACGTCAACTACTAGTTTTAGTGAGTTCCCCGAAGAGTTCATTGATAAAGACTTTGTCGATGCTCTGAATTGGGCATCAAAAGCTAAGTACAAGATCGATGAGGACTACTTTGATGCCATTAACAAGCTACTTTATTTCGAAGATGATCGTGGCAAGGCCAAGTACTACAATGAGTTAAATGAGTTCAGAAAATACATAGCATCTAGAGGTGATACATATGAACGGTTTAAGGCGATGGAATGGTTACGGAGAGGTGGGAAAAGTTTTAGCAACCATCCCTTCATTGACCATCGCGCTCGTATTTACGATCGTGGGCTCATTAGCCCACAGTCTGGAGAAACATTCAGACCATTTCTAAATACTAGTTACGAAAGAGTATTAGGTGTTGATGGTTATTATAACTTCAAAGATCAAGTAGGTTCTTTCCTAGGTGGACTTAGTGACTACTTCGAGGGACGTTATAATGGTTTGTCTTTCCCTGGAAGACAAAAGATAGCCGAGAAATGGTGGCCTGAGCTTACCAAGCTTGGCAATCATATGCTCAGAGGAAAACCTAATGATATTAGAGCAATCCTGGAGAGCCCACTTACTGCAGAGATTGATGGAGAGGACTTAGCTAAGTTTTATAGATTTGCACTAGAAACTGCAAAGCTTGATAACTATCTAGGTAATGATTATTCAATAAAGTCTCTTTCAAAACTTGAAAGTTATAAAACTGCATTAGCATTAGAACAAGATGCGTCATCTTCTGGTGCTCAAATTATCGCACTTACTACACGTAACAAACAGCTAGCTGAGTTAAGTAACGTAATACCTACTGCCCAAAAGAAGAGACTTTATGACGAAATTGCAGCTGCAACTTATAATGATCCTAGGTTCAAAGTCCTAAATCAGAAGCTAGGACTTAATGAAAAAGACTTGCGTAAAGCTGCCAAGGCCCAGAACATGGTTACATTCTATGGTGCTGGTGAGAGAACTGGTATCCTTCGAATTGAAGATAAGCTTCAGAAAGTCTTAGGGAAAGATACGCAAGTACTTGTTGTAAAGACAGCTGAAAGAGATCAGGTATTAAATGAGATCTCTGCACAGATTGCTAAATATGAAAAGTTTGATATGGAGACAGCCGGTGAGTTAAAAGCACTTAGAAATGATGTTAAAGACATCTTTAATAAGGGCATTAATCCTGGTGATGACATTATCGAACAATTATGGTTTTTACAACCACAGACTAGGGACTTTGTAGAGAAGCTCTCAATGTCATATCAAAAGGTTGTAACACCAGATGACTTTAAGGCAATTGGCAAAATAATGAGTGAGCATTTAAGTGAGCAAGTTCCTATTCTTAGAGACTTCACTAGATACTTTGGTAGATTAGCAGAAGATTTCCTTACACATGCTAAGCCTAGTGATAGCCGATTTGATTGGAAGACAATTTCAAAGACTGTTGTCCGTGGCACTAAAACTAAAGGTTATGCATTGCCAGACTGGTTATCTAGAGTTCTTGGTATTAGGGCAGGAGAGCCTGTTACAGAGAAGTTCTTAAAGAGATTCGCTTTCTGGAAACCTAATGGTACACTCAGTGAGGTCATGTATGGTGTTGCCTCACCAGCAGATCGTCGCACTGGTGGTAAGTTCTTTAAACTAGAATTAAAAGTCCCTGCAGCACCTACTTTAGAGAATATTAGGAAATTACAATTACTTAAGAAAGAATCATTGTTAGAGGTAGAGGTTCTTTATGCTAACAAGATGCCTAAGGCATGGACAAATGTACCTTGGGTAAACTTTGATAAGAAAATAGTTGAACAAAATTTTACTCAAACCTTCGAAGAGAGATTGGTTTATAAAGATAAGTTCGGGAACTGGGTAACAAATATACTTCAAGTACCTCAGAAAACTTCAACAACATGGTGGGATGAACTCTTTAATGCCGATGGTAAAATCAACGACATTGCAGATGCCACTAAAGCACGTACAGCATTCGCCGTTAACGGCAATCATTCAAATGATGCTGTAATTGTAAAGAAGTTTCATCTCTGGGGAAGAAAGCAAGGTATTCCAACCTCAACTATTCACGATGCCTTCTTTACAAATGCTGCCGAAATGCAACAAGCCAGAAAAGCCCTGAGAGGTATTTATTCCCAAGTCCTGGAGAATAATGTTATTGTTATGACTCTTGATGAAATGAAGGCAAGAGGATTGCCTAATGCTTTGTATAAGAAGTACTTAGATGAGGCTATTGATAAAGGTCTAATTCCTATTCCTGGAAGATCAGTTATTGGCGGCAAGATAATAGACAACTCAGATATCTTGAAAAAAGAGGATATCCTAGAGGACATGTCAATAGATTTCAAGAGAGATCGTGGCTGGTATGGTGTGGGTTAACCTACCCCGTTACATTAACCCAGGGGTGATTTAGAGATAAGTCACCCGCTTTTTATTTTAAAAAGGCTGTTGCCTTTTCAGAGTTGTACTCAAAGGAATCAAAAATGCCCGAAACCACTGAAAACCAAGTTGATGAATCAAAGTCAACTGGTGAAGAAACCACTGTTCAAGCAACAGAACCAGAAACTAAGACAACAGAAGATACTATCCAGAAATTGATAGATGATCGTCTGAAGCCTATGAAAGAGAACTTAGATCGGGCCTACAAGTCTCGTGATGAAGCTCTCAAGAAGGTTCAAGAGTTTGAAAAGAAACAAAGAGACGAAGAAATCAAAAGATTGCAGGAAGAAGGCAAACATCGAGAAGCCTATGAAATGCAGATTGCAGAAGAACGGGCGAAGAGGGAAGCACTAGAGAAGCAAAACATTGAGCTTACTCGCGACCTAGAAGTTCGTAATTTACTCACTGACATGGAATTCCGAAATGACAAGGCTAGAGACCTTGCCTTTCAAGAAATTGTTAGAGATCTTGTGCAAGACGACAAGAAGCAGTGGGTACACCGTTCTGGCGTTTCAGTAAAGGATTTCATCAAAGGATTTGCTGAGAATCAAGATAATTCCTTTTTGTTTAAGCAAAAGGTTTCGTCAGGGTCAGGGACAAGTACCAAAGTGACTCCTTCATCCGGAGATGGCAACAAGTCTCTTTTTGCTAGAAGTCAGGATGAGGTCTTAAAACTCGCTAGGGAAGGTAAACTTCCCAATCAAAGACGCTAAGGAATTTTAAATGACGATCGTTACAAACCTCGCTGGCGCTGACACCTTTGCATTACAGTCAGCTATCAGTGCTTACTCGGATGAGGCTTACACTAATGCTCGCAAGCTGTCTGGCTCGGGCATTGTTGGCACCAATCCGTTAATTGACACTTCAACCGAAACGTTCATTGGTCAGATTCGTTGGTTCAAGCCGATGAACCCGACGATCAACGTCGCTTCATTGACTGACTCTACCGCTGGTACTGGCTCAGTCTATAGCTCTGAATACCTGACGTACATCAAGACTGTTCGTACGTATGGTGGTACTAAGGTTAATCTGCAGCAAGTTGTTACTCAGCAAGATGGTCTGGCCAAGATTGGTCGTGACTTTGGTGAGCATCGTGCACAAGATGAACATGACGCTATCCTCTCGGTTCTGAAGGGTGTTGCCATTTCGGAAGCTCTGAACGGTGCTGCTACGGGTACTGGCACTACTGGCACTGGTGGTCAAACTTTTGTTAATGATCCGAAAGATGCCAAATTTGGCTTCTATGTTGACCTCGCTGGCGCTAAGCCTGTTATTGCTGCCTCGTCTTCTGCTCAAGGTGCCGCTCGTGCTGAAGGCTTCCTGACGGCTATTGGTATGGCTTGGAAGGACTATGAGCCTGAGTATGCGTATCTGATCACCTCTCCTGAAGTGATGGCCTCGTTACGTTCAGCTAACTTAGTTGACCAAGATCGTGTGCAAGACGGTAACGTCATGTTCAACACGATTTTCCAAGGTAAGTTCCGCCTGATCCAGACTCGTGCCAACCAAAACCTGTCTTCAGCCGAGTTCACAAAGGTCAACACTGGTGCTGGTATTGACATCAACGTAGGTTCAGTGAAGACTTCTTTCATTGTTCTGCCTGGTGCCCTGGCCCTGGCTGGTCTGGCTATCCCTGAGCCTGTTGAAATTGATCGTAATGCTGGCGCCTACAAGGGTGGCGGTACTACGACAATCTGGAATCGTTGGGGTTATGTTCTGGCTCCTGCTGGCTATGACTGGATTGGTCCTAACAATGCCTTCCCTGAGAATGCTGACTACATGAGCACCATGGAATCAACCACCAAGACTGCTCTGGCTAGCGTTACGACTATTGCCAATGCCCGTGGTATTTGGAAGAGAAAGGCTGAATCAGCTCTCTCGCTGGGTATCCTTCCGGTGTTTCACGCCTAATTTAAGGAGTCACTTATGGCACTGGCTAAAGGAACTAATTCTTATGTGACAGTTGCTGAGGCCGATGCCTATTTTGCTGACTCACTCAATAAGACTGCATGGACTTCTGCGAATAGCACACAAAAGGCTCAAGCATTAGTTACAGCAACGTCTATGATTGATGAGAAACAGTATACAGGAATGGTTGTAAGTGACTCACAAGAATTAGCATTTCCACGCTATGGATCGTACTTTGATCCTAAGTATGGAACAGAAGTTGTCTTTGATGATATTCTCGTACCTGAACGCATTGTTACTGCTACATATGAACTTGCCTATCATCTTCTAAACAATCCAGATGTTTTAAATTCTTCAACAACTGTCAGAGATCTGTCTGTTGGTTCTATTTCACTAAGTCATATCAGCAGCTCGGAAAGAGTTCCGACTACTGTTAGCAGACTCCTACGTCCATTGACGCTCAATGCAGGGCTAGGTTCTGGTAATACTTGGTGGAGGGCTAACTAATGGGACTTCATACACTTGTTAAAGACTCAGTAGATCTCGCTTTTAACCTTCTTGGTGATCTTGCTTCTGACTTTACATTTACAAAAGTAACTAATGCAGGATTTAGTTTTAGCACAGGTGAGAACACTACGCCTACTGAAACTAATCTGTCATTAAGAGGTGTCCTATTCACAGCGAAACGTGCATTTCCTGAACATAATTCTACAATGACAAAAGTTATTGTAAAGACAAAAGATGTTGGTGATATTACATCATTTGACTTCTTTACACATAATGCTACAAAGTATAATATTGGTCCTATTATTACTAATGATGGTTTTGTAATTGAGTTCGAAGCACTTAAGGAGGTTTAATGGGAAAATACATTGAACTTCAAGAGAGCATCTTCTCAATATTTACGACAGCTGGTTGGATTTCAGAAGGTATTAAGACATATCCTAGCAACTTTCTTGCGACAGGTACAGAGGGAGAATTCATTAGAGTCAATATTGTTCCTAGCGGTGGAAGCGTAAATGGACATTCGGTTTCAGGAATTCTGATTATAGAAATATACACCCCGGCAAATGAAGGTCCGAAAAGGTCTTCAGAGATCGCTGATGTGCTTGACAAACACTTTTCAATGAAGTCTATTGCTACTACGGCTGGTATTACTCAGCTGTTCGCTAGTAGCATGACGCCTAACGGTCTAGACTACGCAAACAAAAGTCTTGTCAAGAGTACTGTCTCTCTTTCGTTTAACCACTTTCGGAGTTAATACATGGCTCATTTAAATTCAATCTCGGCTGCAATGTTTACGGACTTGTCCGTTGCATTTGGCGCGAATACCGGCGGAGTAATGACTTACGTTGCCCCGTCCTCACTGAATCAAGCTGGCTTTGACGCTTTATTCCCTGTTGTACAGGTAGGTGAGGCTACAAAGTTCATTCGTGTTAAAAACGTTCGTGAATTCCCGGCGGTTGGTTCACAACCTA